GATTTATTGGTGGCACTTGCGAGAGTGTCACTAGATAAACCAAACCAAACTAGGAGTAAGGCCAATGGCATATAACAAGCTGAGCAACTACAAAACAGCATGGACACAAGACGACAACGGTGGTTGTGTTATCTACACCAAGACAAAGATTGTGGAGTGGGTAGGTAGTAAGGTTACACTTAACTCAGACGGATGGGAAACTGTCACCACCAAAAGAAAGATGAACCAAGCAAGCCACCAATTCGGCCTAGGCTTTGGAGTATTCCAGAAGAATTACAAATGGTATGTAGACACACCACAAGGCGAGACTGTTGAATACTTCGACGGCATGACAATCGAGATGGAAGGGTAATACTATGACTAGCCTATCAAAAGAGCAAAGAGAGTTACTGGAGAAAGCCGTGGCTCGACACGTTGACAAGATGGACATGGAGACCCTAGTGTATCTTGTGGAATGCGATGTGTATTACCGTCTATTGGATGCGGATGCACAAGAGAGAGAAGATTTTATAGCTGAGGAGCTAGGATAAGATGATCATTGCGTGGTGGAGTGCAGGTGTAACAAGTGCGATAGCAACTAAGTTGGCCATTGATACCTATGGAAAGGATAACGTTGTGCCTATCTACTTTCAGATTGATAGTGCTCACCCCGATAATGAACGGTTCAAGCAACAGTGTGAGGAATGGTATGGCAGGGATATTGTAGTAGAAAGGGCACCCGAAAAGTACAAAGATCAATTCGATGTGATCCTGAAAGACAAATATGTGAACGGGCCAGCTGGTGCGAGGTGTACCCTAGTGCTCAAGAAAAAGGTGAGACAAAGACTAGAGAGAGAGTTGGCATATGATGGGCAGGTGTTTGGCTTTGAGTATAGCAAGAAAGAGATTAACAGGGCCATACGTTTCAAGGAACAACACCCAAGTGCAAAGCCACTGTTCCCCTTGATTGAGAACAAGATGAGCAAGCCAGAATGTTTGCACTACCTAGAACAACGGGGCATCAAACGTCCAGTCATGTATGAGCTAGGCTACGGCAACAACAACTGTATCGGATGCGTGAAGGGTGGCATGGGTTATTGGAACAAGATCAGGCAAGATTTCCCTGAGCACTTTGATAAGATGGCTAAGGCAGAACGTGAGGTTGGCAACAGCTGCATTCGTCACGTGTTTCTTGATGAGCTTGACCCCAACGCAGGGCGACAACAAAAGATGATCATGCCAGACTGTGGTAATTTCTGCGACATAGAATTTACTGAGGTGCTACACCCTAGGCTTGAGGAAGTATATCAAAAGCCTGAACAACTGAAGCTTATATAAGAGAGGACTAACACCATGACACGCACACAACGCACCGCAATGCGCAAACGCAAGGACCGAAACCAACGAATCTGGTGGTACGTCCAAGACATAGTAGGGGTGGCTTGCCTGTTCGGTATCGGTTACGCCTTGCTATTCATCCCTCTGGTTTGGAGCATAAGCTGATGGAAACTTTTGAAGCAATCATGATCATTGAAGGTGGAGAGCCTGAGCAATACGAGGGCCACATAGTGGACGCATGGCAACACCTGATCGACACGGCTGTGGTGTGGAACCTGCAAGGCAGCTACGGTAGGACAGCCAAAGCATTGATAGAACGTGGTGTTTGTTGTGCTACGTCATGGATGGAGGGTTGACAGATGGCGGGACCGATAGAGACACTGGCCTTTGTTACTGTAGTCATAACGCAAGGGGTTGAGGGTTTGCCTACTGGCTTGGCCTTGGAGACTGATCAGCCTGTACAGTGTGTGCCTGTAGCCAATGAGATACTACAAAAGGTTGAGGCTATGGGTGGACAGGCCGATATATTCTGTGACTATACTGCAGCACCAATCAAATCATTACGACCTAAAGCAAGGGGACAATAGGACATGACACCGATAGAAGCTTTTGAGATGGCAATAGAGTTGGCTGTAACAGCCCCGACAGATGCCAAGGCTGAGCAAGCATCTAAGCTTGCCGAAGAGATTGCGATGCAGTTGACACCTGAGCAGGTGCAATCAATACTAAAAACATTTGAGAAAGGACACTAGGACAATGATATTTGTAGCTGAGGTGGGTGGCACAGAGGTTATCGTTACCATGTTAGCCAAGGGATCACGTAGCAAGGGCACAGACCCAGTGTTTGTAGTCGATGCAGGTATGGACTGGGATGGGGACGTTGTGCCCCTGTGTGATGAGGACAGAGCCTCTGTTGTGGACTGGGTGCAGGACACATACGAGCCAGAGGTGTACGGCAAATGATCTGGGACTATGTGTTGACAATCATACTGATCATGTTGTTTGTGAGGTATGACCTAGTTTTACTGTGGATTTATATCCCTGTAAAAAAGTGGTTGACGGATTAGAAAATGGCTGTATGCTCAGCTTGTCTGCTGCCCCCTGAGTATACCTACTTATGTATACATACTACTAATAAGGATATATAAATACTATGGATGTAGACTATGAACGTAAGCACCAACCATGTCCATTTGAGGATTGTGGTAGCAGTGATGCCTTTGCTTACAACACACACAAGATGACAGGCTTTTGCTTTGCCTGTGACCGAGGATACCCACACCGTGGGATGAAGTTAACCGAGTGGGCCAAGGATGAGTACCCACTACAAGAAAAGGAAGGGTATAATAATATGGCTGTAGTAACACAAACGACAGAGCTACTGACTGCTCAGACACGAGCCTATCGTGGTGTGCGAGAGGACACTATGAACTTCTATGGGGTGCAAACCTTTGTAGGTCAGGATGGTGCGGCTAAGAAGCAAGCATACATCTACCCATCTGGTGGCCGTAAGATTCGTAGTATGCCTAAGGCATTCCATACTGAGGCTGGCTTTCGTGGTGATGAACTGTTCGGTATGGATAAGTTTAATGCTGGATCATCTAGGGTTGTAGTAGTCACCGAAGGTGAGGTGGACACACTGTCTGCATACCAGATGCTTGAGAAGAAGTACCCTGTAGTATCCTTGCCCAGCGCATCACCTAACAAGAAGCTATGGCAGGGTGACGCAAAGGACTGGCTCGACAGTTTCGAAAAGATTATCTTGTCAGTAGACAATGATGATGCAGGTAACGGTATCGCAGATAAGATTGCTGGTCTGTTCCCCAACAAGACGTACCGTATCCCTCATGACAAGTACAAGGATGCTAACGAGTTCCTTGAGGCAGGGGCTAGCCAGACATACCGTTCAGCATTCTACAACGCAAAGAAGTACACACCACAGAACGTATGGAACACACCTGAGCAGTTCCTTGGTATCCTACATGAAGAAGATGATGCCATGTACCTGCCTACAGGCATTGCATCCTTTGATGAGGTAGCACTGGGTCTGATGCAAGGACACTTGACTGTTTTCCAAGCACCTGAGGGTATCGGTAAGACTGAGTTCATGCGTTACTTGGAGTACCACTTCCTGTCTAACCACCAAGATGTACCGATTGCTATCTGTCACCTTGAAGAGACAAAGAAACGTGGGCTGCTGGGCTTGGTGTCATACAAGTTAGGCCGTAACCTCACACGTAAGGACCTGATCGACGAAGCTAACATGGCTGACGAGGTGGATCAGGCACTGGTTGAGTTGACTGAGAAAGAAAACCTGTATCAGTTTACCATTGGTGTAGACGAAGACCCGATGGAGATACTCAATCGCATCCGTTACTTTAGTCAGGCATGTGGTGTGAAGTATGTGTTCTTCGAGCCTATCCAAGACTTAGCATACTCACGTCAGGGTGATGAGAGCATTGAGAAGTGGTTGTCTGCCTTGTCTGTGCAGCTGTCTCGTATGTCTGCTGAGTTGAATGTAGGCATCGTTACCATTGCCCACGAGAATGATGACGGACAGATCAGAGACTGCCGCACCATTGGTAAACGTGCCAGTGTTGTAGTTAAACTTGAACGAGATAAGATGTCAGAGGATGATGATGACCGAAACACCACCAAACTCCTCGTCACAAAGAACCGACCTGCAGGAACAACAGGACATGCAGGATCACTCAGCTTCGACGCAGACAGCTTCACCCTCAAAGAAAAGTTCGATAGGTTTGCATGATCCGTTCGATGATTGCACACACTGGATTGGAGAGATGAAACCATGAAGATCACAGCAATGGACATAGAGACTGACAGCTTGGATGCTACACGCATCTGGGTTGTTGTAGCCAAGGATGTAGACACAGGCATAGCTGAGGTGTTCAAGCACCTCGACACAGATCAGGCTGAGGCTGCAAGGTTCAAGGCCTACTGTTCTCTTTACGACAAGTATGTATTCCATAACGGCATTGGCTTTGATGTGCCTGTACTTAACCGTATCCTTGGCCACACCATAGACCCCAAGGATGTAATTGATACCCTGATTGTATCACGTATGGTGAGGTACACTATGCAGGGAGGTCACTCACTTGATGCATGGGGTAAACGTCTTGGTCTACACAAGGGTAAGTTCACTGACTTCGAGGGTGGCCTGACACAGGAGATGATTGACTACTGCATCAATGACGTTCTTGTAACTGTCAAACTGTACAAGAAGTTCAAGGGAGTTATCTTCGACAAGGACTGGGCTAGATCACTACGCCTTGAGCATGACATCCAGATTATCTGTGAAGAGATGTCAGACAACGGGTTCAAGTTCGATGAGGATCAGGCAGAGGAATACCTAGGTGACATCCTCACACGGATGGAGGAGTTAGAACATCAGTTCCAACGTGACTTCCCACCTGTTCTGACTGAGGTTAACCGCATCAAGTACAAGATCAAGGCTGACGGTACACTCTACAAGAGTGTCACTGATGCAATGCAGAGGTATCAACGTACACGTAAGGTAGATGATGAGCTACTGTGCTATGACTTCGTAGACTTCAAACCTTCATCAACTAAGCACCGCATTGAACGCCTATGGGAGGCAGGATGGGAGCCAGTGGACAAGACCAAGGGACACCTCAACTTCCTACGTGAGGATGAGCAAGACCCAGAGAGAGCAGAGAAGTTTAAGTTCTATGGCTGGATGTGTAACGAGACTAACCTAAACACCCTGCCTGAGGATGCACCGTCAGGTGCTAAGGCCTTGGCTGAGTGGCTCACACTGGAGGGACGTAGGTCTAGCCTGTCTGAGTGGCTAGGTAAGGTAGGGCCTGATGGTCGTATCCATGGTAGGTTCACACACATTGGTGCATGGACAGGGAGGCTTGCTCACTCATCCCCTAACCAAGCTAACATCCCAGCGCAGTTCCACGGCACACCTAAGACAGCTGTCGAGGAGGTTAAAGCTAAGTACGATGGCCCCTTCCGTGGGCTGTGGACTGTAGAGAAAGGTAACTACCTAGTCGGTACAGATGCTGAGGGTATACAGCTACGCATACTTGCTGACCTGATGGAGAGCCAAGAGTATGTAGATGCTATCATCACAGGTAAGAAGGAGAACGAAACGGACATTCACAATCTTAATCGCAAGGCCTTGGGTCTACCACACATCACACGGGACATGGCCAAGACATTCATCTACGCCTTCCTTCTGGGTGCAGGTACAGGGAAGATCAGTGAGATTCTTAAGACAGATATGAGAAAGGCAAGTCAGGCTGTAGATAACTTCATGAACAGCATCTCAGGCCTCAAGAAACTTAAGACTTCTGTAGTCCCTGCCATTGCAGAACGTGGTTACTTCCGTGGCTATGATGGACGCAAGGTTGCAGTACCCAGTGAGCATAAGACACTAGCTGGTATGTTGCAGAACGGTGAGTCCACCATCATGAAACATGCTACACGTAAGTGGATTAACATGGCACGTAAAGAAGGCATACAGTTCAAGCTAGTCACGTGGCCACACGATGAATGGCAGACAGAAGTGACTGGCTCCAAGGATGCAGCTGAGAGACTAGGTGCTATCCAACGTAAGGCTATTGAGAGTGTAGGTCTAGAGCTAGGGATGATGTGCCCACTGGCTGGGTCTACAGATATTGGCAAGTCATGGCTTGACACACACTAAACCAACTACTATATTCCAACTACTAAACAGACAGCATAGGAGATACCGCATGTCTACAAAAACACAGTTCATTGAAGCCACAGGTGAAATCTATTACGCCCGTGTATTCCCACAGAACATGGACAACTCAGACTTCCACGCAGATAAGGGTGGCCAGTACAACTGTGTGTTCATCCCTGCCGACGAAGGCGAGATGGCTAAGCTTAAAGATGCTGGCTTCCCTGAGGAGGTTATGAACTACAAGCAGATCAAACCTTTCGAGGTAGCTGGTGGTCGTATGGGTATGAAGCTTAAGCGTAACAACAAACACCCAAGCATTGATGACTTCGGTGGCGCACCTAAGGTACTCAACTGGACTGAAGGTCGTGGTGCTACCGCATGGGACTTCGATGTGGATGGTGAGCTAGGTAATGGCACACAGGTTACCGTCAAGGTATCCATCTACACAGGTGGTCGTGCCCCAGTGACACGCCTTGAAGGGGTTGCAGTGGTTGACCATGTACCTTACGAAGCTAAGACCAAAGAAGATATGGTTTGGTAATAACATCAGGGTGGAGCTTAACTGTTCCACCCACACCTACAGGAGGTCACCATGACAGCACTAGAAAGTTCACTTTCATTTGAACTAGAGCAACACTTACTTGAGATGGGTATCGTACCTGCTGCTCCTAAGGCTAAGAAGCCTGACGTGGTATGGCCTAAAGATAACAAACCTGTCTACACATACAACGACCCACGTGACCCAGTAACTGGAGAGGTTCCCTTCTGATGATTGAGACTACATACGTTAACCACATGGGTGGAGACAACTCAGTAGTAAACGCAGCCCGTGTATCCTTCGGTAAGCACTCAGCTAAGTACACCACCGAACAGAATGACAAGTTAATTAAGTTCCTAGCTAAACACAAGCACCTGTCACCCTTTGGTCATGCCTTCGCATCCTTCCACGTTAAGGCACCCATCTTTGTGGCACGTCAGCTGGTCAAGCATAAGTTCCTGCGTTGGAATGAGATCAGCCGTAGGTATGTAGACGAACCTCCCAAGTTCTACATGCCCCACCAGTGGCGTGGTAAGGCTGACAACATCAAGCAAGGCAGTGCAGGTACTGTCTATCCTGATAGTGACATTGAGCAGTTCAACAATCAGACTGCCTTCCGTAGCTACAAAGAACTTCTTGCTGCTGGTGTCTGCCCTGAGCAAGCACGTATGGTACTGCCTCAGTCTACCATTACAGAGTGGTACTGGAGTGGTTCTCTGGATGCTTTCGCAGCCATGTGTAAACTACGGTGTGCTCCTGATACACAGTACGAGAGCCGTGTAGTAGCTGATGACATCAGCAAGAAGATGAAAGAGCTATTCCCAGTCTCTTGGGAAGCATTGATGGAGAACAAACAATGAATAGCATTACACTTGAGCAACGCCTAGCTATCGCAACAGCATACCTAGATGAGAACGTATCCCTCCGCACTATCGCTGACCTATCTGGTGTAAACACCTCAGAGGTTGCTCTTATCGCCAAGGAAGTCTTGGGTGAGAAGTACTTCGTACCTCGTTACAAGAACACGAAGAAGTCACGGGGCACCCTTCTGTGAGAAATGCGTGGCGTATATGGGCTAAGTCTTTAGGTGAGAAGGTAGGATGGTGGTTGTAATGTATACTGTAGAGTTTGAGAGTGATGCTTCTATTGTCACCACACTGGATGACACTGACAGCTACAATGATGTCGAGATGATCTTTGCTGACGATGGGTCTATCTACATACGACAGTTCGATGAGGACTTAGAGGAGTACCAGATGCTTTACATGAGTCACCAGCAATGGCTAGACTTGATGTCCTCCTACCAATCCCCTGAGGGTGCATACCGACTGGAGTTAAATCTATGACGATTGATCCCAATCACATTGTAGTAGCTACTCTAGTCATCTGTCTTTACTTAGCTTGGAAGGTAGCTGAACTAACCTTTGAGCTTGACAAACTCAGAGAGTTTTCTGTAAGGTCTATCCAAGGATTAGCTGAAGCAGTAGATGAGATAGAGGATCACTTAGAAGATGAAAACAATTGATACATTAGTACAGGATATGCATGACGTTATTGAGGGTCGGGGTGGCTGGACAGGCAACCTCGGCTCCATCATGGGTAACGGCATATCAACTGTAGCCAACCAACGATTCAGTAAACCACAAGAACCTCGTGCCTACCTATCCCTCTCAGGTATTGGCACACCATGTAAACGTAAGTTGTGGTACAAGATTAACAAAGCAGAGGAAGCTGAGAAGCTTAAGCCTAACACCCTACTCAAGTTCTTCTTTGGTGACATGATCGAAGAGCTAGCCTTGACTATAGCTAAGGCAGCTGGGCACACAGTAGAGGGCATGCAGGATCGTCTTGATGTACATGGTATCAAGGGTCACAGAGATGCAGTGATTGATGGCATGACTGTAGACGTTAAGTCAGCCTCACCCTTTGCCTTCAAGAAGTTTAAGGAAGGTAACCTACGTGAGGACGATCCCTTTGGCTACATCTCACAGCTATCCTCTTACGTGTATGCAGGACAGGATGACCCACTGGTAACCAACAAGACACAGGGTGCCTTCCTAGTTATCGACAAGGTTAACGGTCACATCTGCCTAGACATGTACGACTTCACTGAAGAACTAAAGACTAAAGAGCAGGAGATGTTGGAGGCCAAAGAGATGGTGGCTGGTGACATCCCAGAGGATCGTATCCCACCTGTACCACAGTCCAAGACTAGCCCTAACACCAAGCTAGACATGACCTGCAACTACTGTGAGTTTAACCACATCTGTTGGCCTGAGGCACGTACCTTCCTGTACAGCACAGGTCCAGTACATCTTGTTGATGTAGTAAACGAGCCACGAGCCTTTGAGGTAGAACGTAATGCGGATTTCTAAGGCTGCACTGAAGCACGGCTACAGGTCAGGGCTAGAGGATCGTATCTCCAAACAACTCAAGGCAGCTAAAGTACCTGTCAAGTATGAGGAGATGAAGATTGTATACCAAGTTAACGAGACACGTAGGTATACCCCTGACTTCGAACTACCTAACGGTATCATCATAGAAAGTAAGGGACGGTTCGTTCAGGCAGATAGAAAGAAACACCTCCTGATAAAGAAACAACACCCAGAACTTGACATCCGTTTCGTATTCTCTAACTCTAGAGCTAAGATATACAAAGGTTCCAAGACAACATACGGGATGTGGTGTGAGAAACACGGGTTCCTATATGCCGACAAACTGATACCAAAGGAGTGGATCAAATGGCCGCAGTAGAAGTACATAAGTTTATCGAAGGACCATTTGAGTTGGAGGATGGCACATGGTATAATCTTTGTCTTGCCCTTCTCGCAGACGGAGATTGGGCAGAGGTGGAACTCTACTACAATAAATTTGATGCAGCCTACGATGACTCAGTTCATATCAATCGTAGCCCTTACCCTATGGAGGTCGATGACGGATGTTTGATTTCGAATCTAAACTAAGAGCACTCGTAGAAAACTACGGGCTTATGTTATTGCTTGAACAGAACGAGATCAGTGAAGAGTTTGTAGTCAGATTCCTAGTAGACGAAAAGCTTATCGACTTTGATGATTACATAAACGTAGATGCTGAGATGCAAGAATGGAAAAGGATTGAAGAATAATGGACTTTAAGGAATACCAACGTAAGGCTGTTAGCTTTGCTGTCTACCCACAAACACACAAGGTACTGTACCCTACACTAGGTCTGTGTGGTGAGGCTGGTGAGGTAGCTGAGAAGGTTAAGAAGCAGGTACGTGACAAGAAGTTTAGCCGCCATGAGACAGCCAAGGAACTTGGTGATGTGTTGTGGTACTTAGCTAACCTAGCAAGTGACCTAGGCTACAGCCTGACTGAGATTGCTGAGAACAACATTGAGAAACTGGAGAGCCGACAGGAACGTGGTGTCATCCAAGGATCAGGAGACAACCGATGAAGAAGAGATTCGTTAACAACCTGTTTGTCAGGTTCATGAGGTACTGTGTGATGTGGTCGGAACACCGTGAGGCTATCAAGATACTTAACAAGCTATCCGACAGAGAACTAAAAGACATTGGCATTAGCAGATCAGACATCGACCGTATGGTCTGGCTCGACATTGACAAAGCAAACAGAGGAAAGAACAACAATGAAAAGTAACTACCTGCCTACTGACTACCAAGCATTCATCCACACCTCACGTTATGCCCGTTGGTTAGACGATGAGGGACGCCGTGAGAACTGGGCTGAGACTGTCCACCGTTACATGGGGAACCTAGTAGGTGACAAGGTTGATGTTGGTACAGCTGATGAACTTGAGACAGCTATCCTTGACCTCAATGTAATGCCTTCTATGAGAGCACTGATGACAGCTGGCCCTGCACTGGAACGAGACAACACAGCTGGTTACAACTGTAGCTACCTACCCGTAGATGACCCTAAGTCCTTCGATGAGGCTATGTTCATTCTCTTGTGTGGCACTGGTGTTGGCTTCAGTGTTGAACGCCAGTTCATCTCCAAGCTCCCCGAAGTTCCTGAGTTGTTCGAGAGTGATACTACTGTCGTTGTCAAGGACAGCAAAGAGGGTTGGGCTAAGGCGTTCCGTCAAGTTCTAGCACTCCTATGGGCTGGTGAAATCCCTCAGTGGGATGTGTCTAAGGTACGTCCAGCTGGTGCAAAGCTCAAGACATTCGGTGGTCGTGCCTCAGGCCCAGCGCCCTTGGTTGATCTGTTTAACTTTACTATCCGTACCTTCAAAGAGGCACAGGGTAAGAAGCTTAGCTCACTACAAGCACACGACATCATGTGTAAGATCGGTGAGGTTGTTGTAGTAGGTGGTGTACGCCGTTCAGCTATGATCTCTCTGTCTAATCTGAGTGATGACCGTATGCGTCATGCCAAGTCAGGTGCATGGTGGGAGACAGGTCCACAACGTGCATTGGCTAACAACTCTGTGTCATACACTGAGAAACCAGACAGCCTCAGCTTCATGCGTGAGTGGATGGCATTAGTTGAGTCAGGTTCAGGTGAACGTGGTATCTTCAACCGTGAGGCATCTAAGAAACAAGCAGCTAAGAATGGTCGCCGTGATGCAGACTATGACTTCGGGACCAACCCGTGTAGTGAGATCATCTTACGCCCATACCAATTCTGTAACCTTACGGAGGTAGTTGTACGTGCTACTGACACTATTGAATCGCTTGAACGCAAAGTTAAACTGGCAACCATTCTGGGTACGATCCAGTCAAGCTTCACTAAGTTCCCCTATCTGCGAAAGGTGTGGCAGCGGAATACCGAAGAAGAGCGTTTGCTCGGTGTGTCACTCACGGGGATAATGGACAACCCACTAATGACAAAGACTAATGCTGGATTGGAGAAGACCCTTGAAAGACTTAAAGCTATTGCTGTTGCTACGAACGCTGAGTGGGCTGAACGCCTTGGTATCCCTGTGTCTGCTGCTATCACTTGTGTCAAGCCTTCTGGCACTGTCTCCCAGCTTGTTGACTCCGCTAGTGGTATTCATGCTCGTCACTCAAAGTATTACATACGTACTGTTCGGGGTGATAACAAAGACCCACTGACTCAGTTCATGATGGATCAGGGTATCCCTAACGAGCCAGACGTAATGAAGCCTGATGCTACTACAGTGTTCAGCTTCCCTATGAAAGCTCCAGAGGGTGCGGTGTGTACCGCTGACATGACTGCCATTGAGCAGCTAGAGATGTGGTTGGCCTATCAACGTGCATGGTGTGAGCACAAACCTTCTGTGACTATCAACGTCAAAGCTGACGAGTGGTTTGAAGTAGGTGCATTTGTGTACGAACACTTCGATGAGATGTCAGGTGTATCCTTCCTGCCGTTCTCTGAGCATACGTACCAGCAAGCTCCATATCAGGACGTAGGTAAGTCAGACTACGAGACACTCTTGTCAGTCATGCCTAAGTCTATCGACTGGTCTAAGCTGTCAGAGTACGAGGCAGAAGATAACACAGCTGGTAGTCAAACACTTGCTTGCTCAGGTGATAGCTGTGAGATTGTGGACCTAACCTAATGTACACCATCATCACAAGAGACCAATGTAACTTCTGTGATACAGCGAAGGCCCTCTTGAAGGGGGCCAACCTGCCCTACACAGAGTACAACGTACAATCCCCAAGCAGTAAGTGGGTGCTGTCACTCCTCAAGATGACACCCTTGACAACTGTGCCTCAAATCTTTAAGCCTGATGGCACACACATCGGTGGATATACAGAGCTAAAGGAGTTGCTAGATGGCAGCAGTACGAAAGAGTTTTAGTAAGGCACTGTACGAGGCATACGATGCACCAGCACGTAATGCATTGGTAGCCTACTTGGAAAGCAATGGTCACTCTGTAGTCAACAACGAAGAGAACTTCAATGTTGATGTAGTATCCCAGAAGGCTGGTCTTACCTACTACAATGAGGCTGAAGTTAAGACTGCATGGAAGGCTGACTGGCCTACACACTGGGCTGAGATACGTCTACCTGAACGTAAGAAACGTCTCAAGGATAAGTACCAAGATGGTGTCCTAAACTTCTACATCTTCCGTCCTGACTTCAAGCAAGCATGGCGCATCAAGGACACACTACTCACTGACGAGAGTCTACGAGAAGCTAAGGGCCGATACATCCAGAAGGGTGAGAAGTTCTTCCACATTCCTTACACAGAAGCTGAGTTGATTAAACTATGATGGGCACTGACTTTCCTGAGAAACAAACACGCACCCGACGTAAGACTAACTACAAGGGTGCTGCAGCTAAGAAAACATCTGGGTTAGTACCTAGAACCGAAAAGCAGAAGGAGTTTATGGATGCACTTTCGTCATCGAATCAAGTATTTGTTCTTGGTCCAGCTGGAACGGGTAAGACTTACGTCACGGCAACGGTGGCATCGGACCTGTATACGACTAAGCAAATTGATAAGATCGTTATCACGAGGCCCCATGTAGCCGTAGGCAAGGAGCTGGGCTTCCTCAAGGGTGACCTGACAGAGAAGACAATGCCATGGGCTTTGCCTGTGCTAGACGTATTGGAGAAACATCTTGGTAAAGGTGCAGTTGAGACAGGCATCAAGAACGGCAACATTGAGATGGCACCTCTGGCCCTCATGCGTGGACGTAGTTTTGATAACGCCTTTATTATTGTAGACGAAACACAGAACATCACCACTCATGAACTTAAGATGTTGTTGACTCGTGTGGGTGAGGGTACAACCATTGTCCTCAACGGTGACGTACAACAGTCAGACCTGAAGGAAGCAGATGGTTTGTCAAAGGTGATTCACCTAGCCAAGAAGCACATGCTGCCCGTGCCTATCATTGAGTTTGGGGTAGAGGACATTGTTCGTAGTGATATATGTGCTCAATGGGTCAAGGTATTCATGGAGGAGAAACTATGACAAGTGGAGTCACTATGGCTGGAAGTGGTATAGAATGGATTGACGGTATCTTTAACGTCTGTGTTTTGTTTCTAGTGTGGGTTGCTGATAACCTGAACATAACCTACGAAGAGGTAAATGTGTGGTTATTCTGTTTACTGTGGCCTACTCTTACTGTATACCAGACACTACGTATTATCTATCTAAAGTGGAGACTAGGATGACTGACATCTACTGCCCTGAGTGTAGTAATCTGTTAGATGACAACAACAAATGCTTTGAGTGTGCTGACTACGATCCTGTCAACAAGCCTGTACATTATAACATTGGTGATGGTGTTGAGTGTATTGACTACATCAAGCAGGTGTTAGGGCCACAAGGTTTCATTGACTACTGTCATGGCAACATGATCAAGTACCAACACCGTTACAAGTACAAGAGGAACCCAGTGGAGGACATGGAGAAAGCCCAGTGGTATCTCAACAGGATGGTCGAGACACTTAAGGAAGTACACAAGTAGACAAGAGAAAAGCCCCAAGGAGAAATCCAAGGGGCTTTACTTTTACTTCTTTTTGATGGGCTTCTTCTTGGTGCCCTTGCCGTATGGCATCTTCTTACCGTTCTTCATTGGCATGTTACTTCTTCCTCTTCTTCTTCTTTGCAGTCTTAGCTGCTTGCTTAAAGTTAGCCGCAGTAGGTGCACCCTTACTACCAACCTTCCTCATCTTCTCACCTGATCCAGCTGTAATACGTTTACGTTTAGCATGGATGTTTGCGTATAGCCCTTTAGCCATCTTACCACTTAACCTTGTCTGCCCAGTATGCTGCACTCATCTTACCTTTAGCAATGTTCTTTGCATGACGAGCCTTGAATGCCTTGTTCCTAGCTGACCCATCAGGGCTACCCTTGACACCCTTCTGTCCGAAACGGATAGTCTTGATCTTGTCGCCTTCCTTGGCTACAACAACATGAGACTTGCTCTTATGATTAGGTGTAGCCTTAGGCTTGTTGAAGCCTGAGACACCTGCTCGTTTCAGTCGTGGGTCTTTCTCTTTAGCCATGGTAGCTCCTTACTTCTTCTTTCGATCCATGAAACCTTCGGCTGCACCAGCACCAAAGTAGAAGGTGAGGATCACAATCATAGCCCAGCCAATCTGGAAGTCCTCTAGTACCTTTTGTACCTTGTCAGCATCAGCAACACGATCCATCAAGGTAAACCCTAGGACCATGGCAAAGCATGACAAGTATGTAGCAGTGAACGAGAATGCTATGACACGTTGAGCCAGCTTGAAGGGAGCATAGGCTTGCATGATCTCTACCTTAGCCTTGGTCTTAGCTGTGATCTCTTCTTCTGTTGAGGTGTGAAAGCTGTCAATCAAATCAATACCTGACTTAATCACATCACTAGAACCAAACAACTTACCTAGTAGCCCTGCCATCTTACCATTTCCCTTGTGTCTTGCCTATCCACCAGATGACAACCCCTAAGCCAGCTAGTCCTGCCAGTGTAGCTAGAGTGCCTATAGTTCCTGTTATCATAGCTTCTTTGAGTTCTGCTTTACGGTAGGCAGTTTCTCTTCTTTGTTTACGGACAGCCCTGAGGATACCACGGTATTCCTCTAATCCCTTTTGTCCATAGTAGACCCTGAGTATTGTCTCTAGGTCCTTCTTAAGCTGCTGTGCTTTCTTCTGTGCAGCAAACAACTCTATGGCTTCTGCCTCTGGTGAACCTGTCAATGTCTTCCAGATAGAGGGGTTCTTGGCACGTTCAGCAGCCCAGTTCAGGTCACTCATAGCACCAGCAAACTTAGTCAAGCTTGATGTTGCATCTCGACCCGCAGCCAGTAAAGTCTTAGCATTAGACACAGCTGAGGCGGCAACAGACAATGCGGTTATAGGATCGATCATGTCACCACCTCTTAAGTTTAACGTGGTGAGTTAAAACGTGTCGCCATAGCCTCTAGTAACTCACGAATACTCTTTATGTTCTCATCCATACGAGCCATAGTGACAGCTTGGTTTTGAACAACAGCCTCAAGGCTCTCAATCTTAGCATCTTGCTTAGCATTAAGCAGTTTGTTAGCTGCAACATCATTAGACAGTGAAGCTACAAACCAGATTAGAGCTACTGTCTGACATACGATAGCAAAGATAAGGGTTACAGGTACACTCTTGGAGAGGTGCCAAGGTTCTTGAGGATTCATGGGTATGCTCTCCAGCTAAGTTGCCAGTGAGGTGCATCAGGGAAGTTCTTCCAGTCCCCTCCCCAGTCAAGCTCTACTTCAAGCTCTTCTGCAGCTTCTTTGATTACGTCAGCAATGGGGTAGAAGTCATCCCAGTCCCATGAGATAGGCCAAGGTGCGATGTCTACAGCATGGCCATTAAGGTGACGAGAGTTCATAGTCTTAGACTTGCCTGTGTCTACCAACTCACGTTGTCTCTCAGGAGAACGGAGACCCTCAAGCACAGTGAAGTCATACTCAGACTTACTGATTGCCAGTTCTACAACTGCTACTAGATCAGGGTGGACACCCTCTAGTCGTTGCTTGCTTCGTTTACCTAGTGAATATGCCATTGTGTCTTGTCCTCTATATCTTACCTAGGTTTATCTCGACCCTACGGCCAGTGTCTTTACTATCGTCCTCATAGTCTCGACTACCAAACAAGAAAGCTAGGTTACGAACCATCTGGTAGTCAGACGGACTATTCTGGATGGTGTCCATTAAAGCTTCTATGAATGAGATGTCTGCCTTCTCAAACTCGTCAGCTGATAAAGAAGTATACCTACCGTCAGAGCCTTTACCCTTGCCGTAGTAGGCCCAGTTATTAAAGTCGTACTGGTCCTCGACTTTGATGTTACCATTCTTGTCTACTCTGATAAGAGCCTCACCAAGAGTCATCTTAACCTCATCAGCAGGAGTTAAGTTTGCTAGTTTGTCTACTATTCCACGAGTATCTTCGTTGCTGCCACTAACAAAACGAGCAGAGATTCCAGCACCATACTTGTTGAAGTCTTCATAGTCTACCTTGAGAGTGTCACCAGCTTTGAGGTTGTTGTCTACTGCGATCTGACGGAGAATATCCATAGACTCACTAGAGAAGTTTCTCTCGGTAATCTTACGACCTAAGGAAGGGACAAAGATGTCATCCAACATCATGGCAATAGGTGTAGACTTGAGTGCCATCAAGCCTTTACCAGCTGCTTGTGACACATTTCCTACAACTTCAAGAGGGTTAGGGAGAGAAGACACTGTGTCTGACACAGCCTCAGAAACAGCAGGTAATGCTTGGGATACTTCACCCACTACGTCACTGACTGTACCTGATATGTCGTTCACAGCACCCTCTGCAACAGCTGATGCTTGTCTAACGGCCTGTGAACCAGCAGCTGTAACATCCTCTGCAAAGTCTACTACACTCTTAAAGGATGCCTTAGCTGTAGGTGAGCTATCTGCTAGTTCTAGGACTGTCTTGAAACCCATATCACTCTACCTCTACTACAGACGTACCTATCACAACTC